TACGAAGAAGATACCATCAGAACCATTTAGGTTTGCTACAGACGCACCAGCACCAACTCCTTGTAAGAAGTCACCAGCACCAGATCCAGCTTCTGCAGGAACTGCTTCTATCATTGCAGTCTCTAAGTAATCTTCATATCTTAGTCTTGTTTCGTGTTCAGACTTTAGATACCATAAATATCCAGATGCTCCATTTTCTGTAGTAACTTCAATCCATCCGATTTGAGCCATATCAGAACCAGATACTTGGTATTTGTCCTTGATAATAATTGGCTTGTTGTCAAAGATGAAGTCATCAGCTTCAAGAGAACCTACCATTCCATTAGTTCCTTTATTAAATTCAGAACCATATACGAAAATATCACATGCTGTTGCTGCTGCCATTGCTTGACCTCCAGCTTCATAGTAAGCGATTGTTACTTGGTTAACAGCATTACCACCAGAACCAGGTCCTACAGTTACGATTCCTTTGTTACTTAGGTTTGAACCTGCAGTCTTGTCAGAAATCATTACAGTTTGACCAACTCTAAGAGCTGCAGAATTTGGAGAACCAGCTAATGCAGGGTTAAAGTTAGTGATGTTATTAGGAATTGTCCACACTCCACTTAGTGAGGCTGCTGCCGCACCTGAAGTACAATTCTGATACTTAACGTGTAGTCTTCCTTGCTCTGCCCATTTAATAAGGTCAGAGTTAGAAGGCATTTCTGCTCCTACCATTCTTAGGAAGGAAGCAATAGATCGATTGCCATATCTTTCAAACTCTTTTTCAAATGTATCAGGTAAATACTGATTCAAGAAATTAAAGTCTGTAATATAATTTGTAGAAAGCGGTACTTGCTGACTACTTGGTTGCAAATCAAAACCAGGGGCTACATTTACTGCCATAATTTTAATTTTTAAATTGTTTTACATTTTTTTAATACTTCTAATTTTGAGTCCTCTTCCACTGCTTTCATTGTTACTTTGAACAGCTCTAATTTTTAAACCATCCTTAGTAACATAACTTGGAGCTTTTCTCACATCCATATTAATGTTTTTAGATTTTTTAGAAACATTTTCTACAGCCTGTGACATTCCTAAGTCATAAAAGTATTTAGCAAACTTGTCAGGATTACTTGCAACAGATAAAGCTTTGTGGTATGCATTAGCATCTTTAATCAAACCATTATCATCTACAAACTTTTTCACAAAATTGTTAAAGTCCAATTGAACATTATACAATTCTTGTGCAGTACCTGGCTTATATGTAAAATTATTATCTCCTACAGCAACATCAAAACCTTTGAAGTCATCGGAAAAAACTTTTTTAGTTTCTTCTTGGAAATAATCTCTTATCTTTTTATTTGCCTCAACTTGCGTTTTCGATTTCTCAAGAGCCTCTTTATAAGCATTAAGTTGTTTTTCTTGATCTTCTGATAATCCACCCCCACTTGACTCAAGAGGAATTTTATACTTATCTTTTTGTTCATTAAAAAACTTCTTCGCTTTTGCGAGTTCTCGTTTTTTAGCCAACTTCTTCTTCTTAATGTCTTTCGGATCATCAAGTTCCTCATCGAAACTAAATTTATCTTCCATGACATCTTGAATGTCAATTGCATCTAACCCTTCTTCTTGGGTTGCAATATAGTCGGCAAGTACAGCATCATCTTCCATAGCATCGTAATCTCTTTGTAAATTATAGAAATCACTGATACCACGACCAGTTTCTTGCTTGTACTTTAAATACGCAGAAACATCTTCAGGTAATGGTTCATTTACTTCTTTTTCTGTAAAAAGTTCATCAACTGAATTTATTTCTTTGTCATATCTATTCTTCAAAAAAGAAAGAACGTCTTCATCACTTAACTCTGATGAGGGAGTTTTCTCTTCAACCTCATTATTAGGTTGTTCCTCAACCACTTCTTTTTCTTCTTGTGGCTCTTCTTGTTTTGTTTCTTCTTCGTGCTTTTGTAGAAGTTGCTCTTCTATTTCAGCTTTCGATTTATTTTCGTTGCCTTCTATGGCTCTTACTTTTAATTCCATATTATATTAAATTTAATTTTTACAAAGTTATACATTTATTTTTCTATTTTTTTGGCTTATCTTGGATCGAACTCTGCCAAATCAAAACCATCTAAACTATCTTCATTTGATTCAAAATCAACTGGAGGTAGGTTTCTTTTTTTCTGTTCAATCATTTTAGATGTTTGTGTAGATTGTTGACTGATTCTTTCTGACTTACCTTGCTCTTTAGCATCTTCTCTGATATCAATAGCTTTTTGTTCCATACCTTTTAGTTGCATGTTATATTGGAACTCCTCCGCCATTAGAGCTAATTTAAGTTCTTTCTCTGCAGTAAGCTTTTGTATTTCATATTGTATCTTGGCTTGTTCTACTGCAATTTTACCTTCAGTCTCCATTTTTTGTTTCTGCATTGCAATCTCTGCTGCAGCTTGTTGTTGTTGCATAGCTTGTTGGGCCTGCATTTGTTGTTGCATCATTTGTTGTTGTTGCTCAGCTTCTTGTTTTTTCTTTCTCTTAACTTTCAACAATTGATTAGCCATTTTAATATTATGTATTTCTCTAATATCAATAGCATCTTCTAAACTAATATTTTCTTTTGATAATGCCATTTGAATGTTTTGTTCTAACATTGCTTTTTGCTCTTCATCAGGAGCAAGTTCTATAAACACACCAAAATCATAGATATATAAATCTTTTATGTCTTCTAATATTGCAAGATTATATTTTCCTATTTGCATAGCAAACTCATCTTTGAAATCTGCATACTTTAAAATATCCGCAGTTCTTATTGTTAAGCACTCTGCCATTCTTCTTGCAATAAATAAACTTCCATCTAATATATGTCTTGTTGCTACATTAGAATTAAGTGCTGCTAACTTTTGTACACCAACTAATGAGTTTGGATCTGGTTGAGAACCATCTCTTGCTTCATTCAAGCCAGTAACAGTTCGAATCATATCTAAGTAGTGATTATAGTTGCCGATTAACATTTGTAGTTTTCCACCACCACTGTTTGCAGTCAACTGTTGAATAGGAACTCTTGCATTATTAAATTCACCATCCCCAGTGTAACTTCTACCTACAACACTACCAGTTTGAAAATACAATCGCAACGCATCTTCAGGATTATAGGCTTGTCCAGTACCCAAGTCTACTTCATTTAAACCATCGGCATCAATAAATACACCATCAGGTACGACTCTGGCAACTACTTGTTGTATTTTTAAATGAGTAACTTGAATCAAGTCAGCGAAAGGTATCATTCTTTTACATAACGATTCCATTACACCTTTGTAACTTCTTGGTGCACAAGCTACATAATTTGGCATAGCAAATTGATTTGCAGATTTTGGTCTTACCATATTCTCCATCATTTGCCATTGCAAAATAATATTTGTACCCATCACCATTACGCCTTCATACCATACATCAATCTTTTTTTCAACTCTTTCGAATTGTCCTTCTTCTTGCATCTCTACTGGAGGATTAAACTGATCATCTTTTTCTACAGTTTTATATGTGCCATCAGCGAGACGTTTTCTTTTATATACAAATGAATTAGTGGTTTTATAATTAAAATACATCAAAGTCGCAGTGTCTCTATAAAACATACTGTTTTCATACATCTGTGCGGTTTGATAATAATTATACCACGATTGACTATATTTAGATATTTCTTCTAAATCTTCATTAGTTAATGAAGGATCAATTTTAATTAATTCACCTATAGGAACTGTTTTGATTTCACCCCAATAAAAACAATCTTTAAAGTATGGATCTTCAGTGTAACTATATACAACATTGATTGGATCAACATAATCTATCTTTACTCCTTGTCCTGGTAAAAACTCATGTTTAGTTATTCCAATACCCAAAGTAGCCATATCATAATCAACTCTTTTACGAATATCATCATAATGATTTTCAGCCATCAAAGTATTTACTGCTTCTTCACAAGCTATTTCTATTGCAGGTTTATATTTTAAATTCATAAACAACTCGAGCTCTTCTCCAGTTTCAGGTAATTCTTCTTCTGGAACATTGAATACATCAATACCAAAGTCTTGAGTCATTTGGGATAAGATAGGTTTAGCCAACATATCTCCTTCAACCATTTCTTGAAACTGACTTCTTTTTTCTGCAGACAATGCGTCTTGAGCATATGTTTTTACTTTAAACATACGATCTTGCATTCCATTGACTACAATATCAATAAACTTAGGAATAATAGGAACTGGTGTCCAATCTAAATTAAGATAAGATAAATCTCCATCTATCGCTAATTCGTTTTTATATTTAGCAATAGACTGCTCTCCACGAGCATAGAGTCTTAATTTATTAAACTCTGCCCATTGGCTATAAAATCTACAAGTGTTACTATCTCTACGAAACCATTCGTACTGTATAGCTTGTCCAACTTGTAACCCATATTCTACTGTAGCTTTTTCGGAATCAGAAACAAATTGATCTGGAAATGCAGCAGCCTTAATATCTATATTTACCTTCTTCATCTATTAAGTAATTGACTTACTGAACTTTTGTTGTTATACCTTGCAAAGTTAATGCTAATTTTTGACTTTTCTTTTGTCGGAGTATATAAGTGTTTCTGATTTGCCATGATGGCCAACCCACTACTTATAGCTGCATCAAACCTCGTTCTATTGTTAATATCGAACTTAGCCCAGTCTTCTAATGTTCTCTGAAAATACATCATACCCATATCATCTTTTTCTCGGAAAGTACCCTCCATATCTAAACCTATATGTTTTTCTATATAAGACTCAATTGCAGATGCATGAGCTTGTTTTACATCTTCAGATGTATTTGGTATACCTCCTAATTCTCTTTCAGTTTTAGATAGTTTATTAAATGTTTTATCTGGTCTATTTAAACTAAAACCTCTATATCCTCTATTCTTAAAGTGATATAGTAATCGAGGTTTATTGTTTTCAACCAATATTGGCATACCATAAAAAACACATGCCATCAAGACTTCTTCAAAAAATATCTCAGCAGTTTGAGGTCGAGCTATGTATTCTAAAAAAAAGTGATTACTTGGCCACTCATCCATATTGAACTTTGTCATACCATGTAATGCTCCATTAGAACCACTACCCACTGTCACTCCTGAAATATCATACGAGTCACACCCAAACGAACCTAAGTGTTCATTACCAGGAAGTTTTCTTCCATTCTTAGTAATAACTCTGTTTTGTTGTTCAGGTTTCGGAATATAAGA